AACTACGTCTTTACAAGGTTCTTTTCTTCCTTGAGTTAAATCACAAGCCATATTTTTTAAGTTTTAAAAAAAAAAGGGTGGTAGAATACACCACCTACCCTTCTTTATTTGTTATACAATTATTTATTAAGAGTAAAGAACTATATCTCCTCCTATTGCATGCTGAATACCAGCTGTAAATCTCATTACGATTCTTACGTTTTGAGAACCATCAAGATCAGCCATGTCTAAAACACGCACCTCGTTGTGATCGCTTAAAAGACCAGTTCCAAAAAACAGGTTAGATTTTTCAGCTGCTACTGCGGTATCAGATGGTAAACCTTGAGCCATTACAACTTGAACTCCATCAAATTGAAGACCAGCTCCCATGTTATACCACTGTGTACCTTTGTTATCAGTACCATTAGCTCCTAAACCTGCTGAACCAAATCCACCTAATGCTCTAATATAGTTTCTATACATATTTGGCGCTAAGTAAATAGTTAAATCATCAGCTCCATAGACAGCTGTAGGTACAGCATCTAAAATTTTACCGATTTCTTCCACAGCATTTGCTGCAGTAGATGTCGTAGCTGTAACGTCATTTACATCTGTGTCTGCTCCTAATGTAGTTACAAACCCTGCGAATTGCCCATCAGTAGCATCGGTTCCATTCCAAATTGAAGTTTCAATTGAAGAAGCAACTTTTGCTGCAACGTGACCGATTAACCAGTCAGCAAATTTTGGTGGTAATTCTTGGTTGATGTAACTATAACCCATTTGTACAGCTTCCCAATCAGCAACGTAGTCTTTTTTACAAAGCTCTAAGTTTACTTGAAACTCTTCAGGTGTCAAAATTCTTTCAGTTAAAGTTAAAGCGTCAGCTTGACCTGAAAAGTCACAAGCTGCATTTTTAACGATACCAGTAGAAGCAACTTTTTTCATTACTTCTGCTTTTTTCACATTTGGCTTAATTGTAATTAAGTTTTGTGATAATGTATTTCCGCTAAGTAAAGCGGCACTCACGTACTTGCCCGCAAACTCTCCGTTATACGTAGTCGTGATCGATGTTGTGCTATTTGCCATTTTTAATTAATATTAGTTAAAATTCGAAATTGTGTTCATTACTCTATCTAAAACACCTAATTGTCTGTTTTGAGCATAGAGATTTAATTCAGCCTTATCTTCTGTTTCAGGGTTGTGTTTAACCTTTTCTACTGATGATAATTCTTCTTTTGTTTCTTCAGAAGACATTTCTTCTTCTTTTTTACCATAACCAAGTTCTTCGATCATAGTAACAATATCTTCTACTGCCTTTTTTACTTCGGCTAGTTCCTCTTTAGTTGCGTAATCTGCTGCTGCCTCAACTTCTTCAGTTTCTTCAGTAGCTGCTCCTATAGAAGCTATAATTCCTTCTTCTTCGATAGTCAAAATTTGCCCATCAGCCAAAGAATACTCGCCAATTGGCAAAGCGACCCTTTCGTCTTCAGTAACGATAAAAATTTCGTTACCAGCTTCGAAAGCTTCTGCCTCAACAATTGTCCCATTTTCAAGTTCTGCAGTTGCTAATTCAACTTTCTCTTGAGATTCCTCTACTTTGTCTTCTGATAAAGTTTCTTGTACTTCTTCAGACTCCTGAGATTCTAATTGAGTTTCCTCAATGTTTTCCTCTTGAGTTTCTTCAGAAAGAACAACTTCAGCTTTAACGTCCATACCAAGTAGATCTTTTACTTGTTTTAACATTTCTGTTGCTTTCATACTATTTAAATTAAATTACTTATTGTTTGTTATATTTTCTATTAAGCTTTTTTCTGAATTATAAACCATTCAGAACCATTAGACCATACTGTAATACCTTCATATTCCTTATTAATCTCGAAATAATCAGTACTACCATCTAAAGTATCACTACCTTGTGGTGTTAAATGAGATCTTGTACTTGTAGAATATGTTGTATCTGTAATAATTCTCAAAAGTCTATTTTCATGGTCAGCTGCAACTGGTAAACTTAATGTCATTTGACCTGTATCTCCAG